TGGCGTTGGGCGTGTCCCACAGGGTTTTTGCACCTGTGCATAACTTCTGTGGATAACTCATTGATGACCCCAACCTTTACCCTTGAATGAAATCCCAAAGGTTGAGTACCTGCGGTTCATGTTTTGTCCGCAACAGATTGGTTGGCTTTCGTCATGGATTGACTTATCCATTTCAACACGGATTTTGCACACCGCGCATTCAAACTCATACGTCGGCATTGGAACTCCCAATTTGTGCAACCCCCATGACTTCGCACTTCGTGCATTGGATTACTTCCACACCATTCGGAAGGTTGTCCGTTATTTTGTGAATGAGTTGCTTCGTGATTTTCTTGCATTTCCGGCATTCAAACTGGATTGTTTCCATAGTTGGATTTCCTCAAATTCTCGATCGGCTGAAGATTGATTTGCGTCACCCACCAATTCGGTTGCTTTGAATGACGGTACTTCGGACGCTTTGCCATTGCAATGGGTATCCAACCTGCAATGAAGTAATTTGGAGATTCACCAGTCACCAAAATTGCCACGTCATTAGGTCGATCGTATTCGTGAACAACCAAATGACCGGCAACGTACTTCGTCCAACGCACCTCAAAATGACTGCCAACGTCGGCTTTTACTTTGTATTTGTTCTCGTAAGGGTTAAAAGGTAAATCAAGGTATTTTGCAACAACCCACTCACTGCCAATGCTTTGTGCGTCTTGGGCAATTAAATCGTGAAAAGACTTGTCCATTGAATACCCACCCTCACGGGTTTGCCAATAGTCGTTGTTGTCTTTTGCCAATTCCAATGCAGCCTTATGGCACACAAATTCTTCAGCCCGTGTCAATGTCATTTTCACCGGCAACCCCCACAAAGCCAAGCAAGTTTTTCGCCGCCTTGACCGATTTTGTAACCAAACGCGTCGATCTTGACCAGCAGCGCACACCCGTCGCATTGTGCGACTTTGTATTCGGCAATAACTTCACCATTGCGCATGAGTTTTGCCGTCATGCTTTGTGAATAGATTATTTCAACGTAATCGCTCATACCTGTGGCTCCCATTTTCCTGTTGAGCGTAAGACGTACCAACGCGGCATGCATTGGGTCGCCTTTGTCTTTTCGGTGCAGAAGTAACCACCCCATGTCTTTGGTGCGCCTTCGTGTGATTGCTTCCAAATCATGTGACCATGACTGCATTGCGGCGCTTCCTTTACCAATTCACCGTTTAATTGCTTGGCAATTTCGTCCATTGATGAACCTAATGACGGAATTCCGGATTGTTCGGCTTCAGCGGCGGTTTTGTAACTTGGAACGTCACCGAACTTGGTCGTCCAGTAGTCGGTCTCTGTTTCACGAACTTTCTTCAAATCAACGTCTTGGTTGGCAATTTTGGCTGGTGTCTTTTCAACCTGTTCCATAATTTCACGAGTGCTTCTTTCCGCACCGCCCATGACAAGTTGTTGAACCCTCATAATGGCTGAAGTGACTGTGTCCTCGACGAACCAGCGTTTCATGTTTGGTTGGTAAGCACCCTGATAGCCGTAGGCGTAATCAATGCCCGCTGGTTGCAGATCGGTGTCATTCCTAAACGCTTTTGCTTCAACAAGGACGTAACCTTTTTCGGCGCTAAACTCGACAATGCGCGTTTCAATGCGTCCTGTTGCGTATGTGACCAGCCACCGTTCCAGTCTTTCGCGTGAAGCCTCGTAATTATCCAAGAACCCCATTAGTTGACCGCCTTGTTGCTCAAATGGCGAACCATTGCCTTACGGCGTGCCATGCCTTCACGCTTGCCTTCTTTAAAGCCTTTTGCGTAGCCAACCGCAGCCCCAAGCACCATAAGGATTATCACTAACACCAAACGACCCAATGTTTCTGGGTCTAATAGATCAAGTACCATTTTTGAATTCTCCCGATTCTAGGCAGTAGGACTACCACCTGAACTCAGGGTGACGCATGATTGGCGCGCGGTCAAGAACCTTGCGTGTTTGTCGGCGTGTCTGAGGGCTTTGGCTTGGATTTCAGTCCGTTTCCAGCAAGTACCCCGCCCAATGAACCAGTCAAAAAAATTGCCAACGTTTTTAATAGATCAATAAACGCTGCGTCATTTGGTGCTTGCGCTCCAATTGGCTGGGTGACAAAAATGAGCGCATAAGTTATGCCCACTGTTACGACCAAAAACACCGCTGCAAGTGTTGAACCAATTATCAAAATCAGTTGGGCGTGTACGTCCTCTGGTGTTCTACGGCGTGCGGGCTTCTCGTGTTGAGAATCCAAGTATGTCGTCAGTACACGTTCCAGTGGGGACGCATTGCGGTTTCTTGCATTCTGGTTTCGACCAGTTTTCGTATTCTTGGCACTCATAACGCACCCAGCCTTGATAACCGCAAGCGGACAGGGTTAGTGCAAGTGCCCAAACCAACCCTGCCGCTGCAAGTTTTCGGGCTACTTCCCCGTTAACCCGAAACTCTTATCCTGCGGGTTTAACCAGCGCAGAATCACTGGTGCAACCGCTGCAACACCTGCCATTGCAAGTGTCTTAGGGTCAGTCACGCCCGCAAGGTACAGGGCAAGACTTGCTGCCATAAAACTTCTCGCCCACGACGCTGCTAGGGCTTTGGCTTTGTCCATTTTTTTGCCTCTTTCTTAGGTTTGTCTCCCGAAGTTGGAACTGTAACCGTTGGAAATTCTCCCGTATACGGAACGAATTTTGGAATTCCAAAACCCACGATTTCTTTTCCTGCCCCGTACGAACGAACTTTTACCATGACCATTCCGCCATTGCGTTGGTCGCCTGTGCCGCTGGTGTTGCCTTCTATCGTCAAACAAGTTTTTGTATCAATAAGACCAACAACAATTCCAATGTGCGAAATGCGGTCAACACCGTCATGTGGAAAATCCATAAATGCTAGATAGCCCAATTGCGGCATAGTTGACCAGCGTTGCAATTCTTTGAATTTATGTGCGCCCGCTGCCGTGCTTACGACGTTTGGAATTTTGATTCCCGATTCGGCACAACACCAAACAACGAACGAACCGCACCACGGCAAACCGTCGGCTTTTGTAAATTTCCCGTACTTTGTCAGGTTGTCGCCTTCTTCAATTGTGCCAACTTCGGCGGCTGCGACTTCGATCAGGCGTGCGTTTGTGCCTTGCGGGTAAGTCATGGTTTATGCAAGCCAGTCTTTAAGTAACACTTTTGTTTGCGCCAAATCTGTTTCTGCAATAGCCAAATCCAAATTGCCGTCTGCGTCTAGTAAAGGCACAGGCGCACCTAAAGAACTAAGCGCAACAACAATTCCAGCATTTGTCAAAACGTCAATAATTTCTTGCCCGTCAAATAATTCTTTTGCTTTTCCAATAATCATTTTATGCCCCTAAATAAGTCATTTGAAAGCGCGATAATGAAAGTACGTCCAAAGCAGCACCGCAGTTTTGAAAAACAAGCATTTCAAAATAATCTCCCGCAACTGCGTCATAAATTACATTAAAATTGACGTAAGTTGAATACGTACTCACACCAGGCGAACTAGAAAGAAAATCACTTCCACCGCCGTTTTTTCTAATTCCTACATAACGCGAACCAGTTGCATTTGAAGTAAAAGTGGCAAATCCAGTAAACTGATACCTGCCCGCCAAACCTGCAGGAATTGTAATTCGTGAATTGTTTGTTGAGTTGTCGTGGAAACCGCTTGTATCCCAAAATTCTGTATTCATTGCCAAAACTTTTTCAGTTACATTGTTTGCTAATTGGTCTGTCGAATTGCCGAGATTAACTCCAATATTTGTTGGATAACCCCATTTCAATCCTGTGCTTGTTGTTGAATCTGTAATTAAAGAAATGCCATTTGCACCAGCCGCTAAACGGCTGAAAGTGTCTGCACCTGTTCCCGCAATTAAATCACCTTTTGCGTCAATTGCAGTCGCCATTGAGTTTGTGATTGTCACCGCACCTGAAGTGCCACCGCCTGAAATACCAGTTCCAGCAGTTACGGCAGTGATGTCACCAACGTCGTTTGTAATCCAAGTAAAATCCATGTCGGTGTTGGACGCTTTTGAAAGAATTTGTCCTGAAGTGCCACCAAGCAAATCAGCCATTGAATTTGCAACGGCTTGACCAAAAGTTTCAAAATCTGCTGGCAAATCCGTGACAAGGTCACTCGCCGTCGGCATTTGCCATGAAAAGGGATTGGTTGGGTTTGCCATAGGTTGTCTCCTTGTTAAGTGATAATTGTTGCACGTGCCCAGTCAAGCGTTGGCGACACGCCCGACCAAGTAAATGAATTGGAAATTTCGTCCCATTCTAATGCCTGCAAAGAATAGGCAGTCGGAGAG